CCCTGAGTAGCCTGCGTTCGCTAACGCTCGACCGATGGCACTCGTTTCCGCGTTCTCAAGGCTGGCCGTTTTGTTTGCCCCAGCTGTGCCCTCAATTTCAAATGCCATGCCGGAGGCCTTTGGACAGTTCGCATGTTGGTCGTCGTGGTCAAGGAAAACTTGTGCCCTCACCACCCAGTATCCTTTTTCTCTGTCTTTCTTGTCAGTCAGCTCGTAGGTGACGATTCGAGCATCTGGCCAGTCGTCAAGAAATCTGCGAATCCGCTGTTCGACGGTTTCGTAATCCTCGAGGTTGAATTGTGCCATTATCTTTCCCTTTCGTTTTTTCGGTTTTGTGTTTCTTCCCACAACCGATTGGCGGTTGCGACAAGGTCTTGAATCATGTCCGGGTCTCTTTTCACTGTCATGACTTTTGGTTCGAACCAGGCAGGGATCATACGACCCTCGACCTCGGCACGGAGTAACCACGCCAAGACACAATGGTCAGCCCCGGTGACGTGTAGCTGCCATTGAATCTGTCTCCGATACTGGATAGGGACGACGGTGTCGCTCCAATCTTTCCCTGTGGTCTTTACCTCAGAGATAACGGTGTGGTCAAGCGACAGACCGTCAGGGGTTGCAAGCTCTAACGGTTTCCCCTCTTGGACTGTCAATTCTTTGGCGATGAGCCACTCGTTAGGGAAAACATCAAAACGGTCTTTGACCCACAACCCAATCGGCCCCTCTTGATCTCTCCCAAATGCCATGTAAGGGTTGTCGAATGGTTCCGGGGGTGTCAGGGTGTCCTGAACCGACTCGAGGAACCCTGACGGGGTTGACGCTCTCGAAACTTGTGTGGCTGCCACTCCGGCCCTTCTGGCCTCAACCCAACCGTCAAAGTCGATGGCCTTGTGGGCAAGGAACTGGCCCGCGTCAAGCAAGCCACGCCTCACAATCGTAGTCGCGGAGGTTGCAGCCTGAACAAATCAACATAAAACATTGAATTGCTGGCCCGTGCACTTGATCGCACTCGTGCCAATAATTATTGACCGAGCCACAGTTGTAGCAACCGGCTTTTGCTCTTGTCATGGTCATGCTGAAACCCAAACCATCATCCGTCTGCCGAATGGCGAAACGTCAAATTGTCCGTTGTGGATGACAAGCCCCTGATCAACGAGTTCTGCTCTGCGTGAACGGATACCGGACTCGCTGGCAAGCGGTGCCCGTTTCAGTTTCCTGTATGCCTCGACAAGTTGCGGGTCGGTTCGAGGCCTGTTCAGAACTTGAAGAATGAACGCCTGCGTCTGTGTCAAGTTTTTCACGGAGTCGGCTGCATCATGGCTTGTCTTCGGGTCGGTGTTTCTTGCCCTAGGCATCTTCGAACTCCTCTTCAGCATTGAAATCAACAGTCATTGTTATTTCCATTAGTGTTTCGATGAGTGCCCGGGCCTCGGCTTTGTTATTGATTGCAAGACCATTGCCTTCAGCGACGGTGATCCAACGGGAACCGTCGACCCGGTGAACAAATAGTTCTGGGCGACGCGGGTCAATATCTCTAATGACGACGAACACTTTTTTCTCCCTTGATTGTGATGAATGCGAAACCGCCGACGAGAATCGAGGCGAGGCCTGCGAGAACAATGTCGGGCAGTTCCACAATGTTTGCTAGTTGAAGATAGGCAAAGACGAAGGCACCAATCATGATGGCTTCAATAACGGAGCTACGCTTGCGGGGCTTCCCTGCCGTGTGGCTGGATAGTGCAACGTGTGAGCTGGCTGGCAGCGGCTGCCTGTCACCTTCCTCGATAACCTGCTCGAGTTCCTTGTCACTGTAGTAGTTCATTTTTTTCCCTTTCGGTCAGTGTTTGTCTGACTTTTCTAACCTAATACACACGACTGACATTTTGTCGGTATTGACGAAAAAACTTTTTCAAACTTTTTTTCAAATGAGTTTGTGTTGAACGGGCCAGCGTGTGATACTGGTAACACAAGCAAGAACAACGAAAGGGAAAACAATGAACACTGACAAAATCCAAGTCCAGGTCGTACAGCTCGACTCTTTCATGGGCTATGAAGTAACACGCGGAGGGTCGTTCGACGACCTCGACAGCCTGTTCGATGCCATCCGCCGAGTCGGCATCGACCGCATCCTGTCAATCGAAATCACGAGCAACACGAAAGGGAAATCATGAACGACAAATTCCGAAACCTAATTGACAACGCTGGCCCAAGGTTCGACAAGATCGCAACCCTGTGGGATTACAGCACGAACTTTGTCTACCCGACCCCCGCAACTCTTTTCCTTGACCTGGTCGGGTACTCTCTGGAACAATACGGCGAGCTGCTTATCAGCGACATGACAACGGTGGTGAACCAGCTGGGCTATCTCGAAATGTCAATGCTCGGTGAAGCGTTGGACGAATTCGCCACCCGCCCACTCGAGGCGATTGAATATGTCGAATCGTTGCTCGAAGCAGAAAGGGGTGACGAGTAATGGCACACAGCAAGTTTTGTTTCTGTGGAACTCTTATCAACACGGAGTTCCACAGGGCCGACCTGGGCATGTGTCTGGAATGTTCGGCAGCTTATTTTGAGCATGACCATGACGGATGCTCGTGGCGTTGCATAATGGCTTTTGCAAATGGTTTACGAGCAGGGAACAGGTGAGGACATGAACGAACTATTAGGACACATGAAAACGTTGGGCGATGAACGGGTTGTGTGTGTGGCCCAGTTGAACAAAAACACGATTCAAATGCGACAGGCGGCTATCCTGGGCAAGCGGAATGGTCAAAGCGCGTATGCGATTGCGAAGCTGCTAGGGGTCACTCACCGAACAGTTTCTCTTTGGTTGAAGACTTAGGGGCGTTGTCGCCGGCGGGGAAAGGGAAAACAAACCCGGGCCGGCGACAACAATTCTGTGATGGCCCGTCAATAGTGTAGCAAGGATCTCAAACAAATTGGTTTGAAAATTGTTTCGTTTTGGTTTGATTTTTCTGCTCGCTCGTGTGATACTGGTACCACAAGCAAGTTCAACGAAAGGGAAATCATGAACACCCACACCAAAGCAACTGAGGCCCTCAAGTACTACGAGCTTCAGCTCACTCTCCTTGGGGCTGTCAACGCTCTGAACACCGGCAGCTCTCTCCCCAATGCCACCTACGTACCTTACACCCGCGAGGACGCCATGGCTCAGCTCCCCGCAATCCGTGAGCTGATCGCTCGCCGTGAGCGTGAAATTGAAGCGCTCAAGGATGCTGTGATGGAAGTTGACCTAGGCAACCGCTTCGGCGGACTCGACGCCTACCTGGCGCACTAAGCGCTAAACAGACTGGCCCCGCTTCGGCGGGGCTTTTCTGTTTCCACAAATATGTGCACAATACCGGTATCATTACGAGTATGGATTTTGACACATACGACACAATGCCTGTGGAACAGTTGGCAGACATACGAGAGTATGGTCTAGAACGCCTCCAGAGGGTCACTGAAGCGTTGAAAAATCGTGTCAGGTCTGATTATGCCGACGGGGTTTCTGTGAAGCGTCTGGCGCGTCTGGCGAATGTTTCCCGCGCAACAATTTCTTCCTGGGTCAAATCCTAATTACTGGCACGAATCGCACTGAAGCAAATCCATCGGGTCGATAGGAACTTGAAACCCGTCAAGCTCTTCCATTAGGTCGAGATCTGCCATCAGTTTGGCTGCCGGTCATAGGTGAGTACGGAAGTGAGCAGGGACATGATCCCAGCGAGCGCGGAGACACTCACGACCTGAACCCAATCAACGTCAAGAACGCCCACGGCACCGACACCGATGGTCGCAATGGCAACCTGGGCAATCGTTTTCACTGCGCGTTCTCCGGCAAATCTGAAATAGGCGCTAATCTTCCCCATCAGGGTTTCTCCTTTTCTGTAAGTGATCATCGGCGACAGCGCCACCAATGTAGGAACCAACCACGAGCGTAATCAAAGCAACGCCCCCGGTAATGAGTTCACCGGCAGCCATCCTATCGCCCCACACTGCAAGCGCCCCAAAAAAAATCATCACGGCACCGATGGCCCACGAAGCACCAACATAACGGCGACGGATTTTCCAGTTCGGGTAAGGTCTCATCGGGTCATCACCGCAATCAGGGGTGACACTATGGCTGCCAAGAAACCGAACCCACCGATGGCTTGCCACATCCGCATCTCAAGTTTTCGAATCCGAACCTCGTGGTCTTCGATTTTGGTTTCTGAGTCTGGGAGCGAATTGGCAATCTTCTCAAGCAGTCTTCCCTGCCGTTGCACCTCGGCGTAAATATCCCGCATCGAAACCTTGACACCGACCGTTTCGTTATGATCCTCCATCAGAGCAACCCCTGATTCAGACCACGTTGGATGGCTGACCAAGTTCCCAAACCCCAAACACCATCAACCCGCATGTCGTATAGGCCTAGTTCGGCAAGCTTTGCTTGAACACCTCGTCGAGTCTTCGGGCCTGGAATACCGTCAACGGTGACACCCGCAAAACGTTGAACGGAACGCCAAGTCATTGGCCCTGGACGACCATCGAGAATACCCTCGAAACGCCAGCGGGTCTTCAGAGCTGCCTGCCACGCCTTCCAAACCGCCTTCGACTGTTTCCCATTGACAGCAACGGAAACTTTGTACGGCGCACCCAGGGTCGGTTCGTCAGGCTGTGATCCTGTGAAAAAAATCTGGGGATCTTTGGTCGCCCCCCAACGTTGTGCGTACCGAGTTTCAAAGTGTAGGTGCGGGCCGGTACTAGCACCGGTGCTGCCTGAAGTGTAAACAAAGTCGCCTGCTCGAACTCTTTGATTCTTGCGGAGCGGGGTGCGCTCCTGGCCGTGATAGTAAACGGAGAACAAATCGTCGGCGTGTTTGATGATGACGACATGCCCACCACCGGTACGACTGAAACCAACGTGAACGACTATTCCGTCACCGGCTGTAGTGACTGGGAAGACACCGGCAACGTCAACACCTTGATGGAATGCCCGTCGGCCCGAAATTGGGTGAGTACGCCACCCGTATGGGCTGCGTGTGTTGATGCTGCGGTCTGTAGGCCAGGGGTTATGAAGTTTCATTAGTTGCTCCTCCGGTGAAAGTTGAACACGAAAACGTGACGCCCCCAAAACACATCAACGGTAAAGCACCCGAACCTCTGAAGCAAAACACCCCACTGTTTCGTACCTCCCACTTGTGGCCGATAGTGGATATAGTGGACTCTCCCGAACCCGAGGTTTAGGTGCCGGTCTTTTCTGCCAGTCCCGAGGTTAGACAGTTTCATCAGTGACCTCTACCCAGTCACCAGCTTGCTCATCCCAAACATGGTCACCCTCAGCAGGGTAGGCGATAGGTGCCACCCAGAGGCAAGTGTCCTCATCGAGTACCCATGAAGCGTATGGGGTTGGAGGGATGAAAGCATCGCGATTTTCATCGTATGTGAAACCGATACCGGCATAGTTGTATCGGAGCGCTTTGGACTGGTCAGCGCTTGGCTCGCCGTCCGTGTAGTGGATACCGCCGTAAGTGTTGTAGGAAGTCTGCCGGTACACATCACCCGTGCGGGCGTTCAGTTCTTCCTCAAGCCCGTCATCTTCCTGCCTGCCCACAGTAACGAAAGTAACCAGGTTGTTTTCGTCTAGTTTTGCGAAGTGGCTCATCCTATTGTCACCGTTTCTGAATCTGTGGAAGTAGCGGTGACCGTGTAAACCATATCCGCGCCTGTCGTAATAACAGAATATGCGACACCGGAAGAAAACTTGAGTGTCGTGCTCGACGATACCCGCAGAATCACAACACCGGAACCACCGTTGCCTCCCACCGCGGGGGCTGTCTCAGCACCACCCCCACCTGAGCCTGTGTTTGGGGTTCCGTTGCCACCACTAATCGAATCGACCCCGCCAGCACCTCCCCCACCCGCGCCGCCAGCACCGCCAGAAGTATTCTGACCAGCGCCACCGCCACCACCAGCCCGCGTTACCGCTGAACCCGTAATAGAACAGGAAACCCCGGCACCCCCAGCGGTTCCGGCAGTGCCAGTAGAGTTTACGCCAACCGCGCCAGCACCCCCACCACCAGCCGCCCCCGTATGCCCGGCGTTACCGTTACCGCCCGCGAAACCTTGATTAACTGTCCCAGACGCACCCGTAGTGCTATCACGGAAACCGCCACCACCCGAGCCACCCGACCCCGGTGCAGTTGCACCACCCGCACCGAAACCGCCACCCTCACACGTCACTGCGCCAAAAACGCTATCCGACCCCTTAGCGCCAGCAGTATTGTTCGTTGTCGCGCCTGCCCCGCCAGCACCAACAGTCACCGTATAAACAGCGCCCGCAATCAACGCGGCCTCAGCGGAAGCGCCCCCACCAGAATCATCCCCCGCAAAATTTGACCGATACCCACCAGCACCAGCACCAGAGCCACCAGCACCCGAACTGAAAACCCCACCACCACCACCACCAGCGATGACAAGATAAGACAAAGGGAACGCTGTACGCATCGTGTTCCGCTTATCAAAGTTCAAAATCGAACTGTTTGCCATGCTCGTTACAGCCATAACAAGCCTCCCTAAACTGTTACTTCAGCACCGAAAGCATTGACGCTCAACCGGTCAGCAGTACCCGCCTGAGCAGACACCACATCAGTAGCCTTCAAAGTGATACCCAAAGTCAGCGTGGTCGAATCATTCGCCGCGACCGGCACATCATAAGCAATGTAATGCTGGTTCGAAATCGCATCCCCATCCACACGGATAGCCAGACGGAAAGTGTCAGCGCTCGCGTTACGGTTAGCGATGATAACCGTGCTGATAACCGTCTCAGTACCAGAAGGGCAGGTGTAAAGAGTAGTTAGCGAAGTCGTAGTCAAATCCAACTGACCAAGTGATTTGTATGATGTTGCCATTTGTTATGCTCCCATGAGTAGAAAGTTAGTTTCGAAACCTACGCTTGCCCCACCAGCAGCAATCCATGCCGAGCCAGTGTAATATTCAAACGCATCCGTGTCGCGGAGGAAACGGAACTGGCCTTCGGCGGGTGACGGCAAAGCAGTATCGGCTGCCGCCGAGTTTGAGTACACCGGAATGACTTGATCCTGCAAAAAGGTTTGAACGTTGC